GCCTTTCGCACCATTTCTGGCACTTCAGATTCCCGATCTCCGTCAGTAATTAACAATACAAATAACAAATATACAATATATACAAGAAAGCTACAAAGGTGGTAGGGCGGCCATCTACCGCAACGCGATCGCAATTATAATCGACCCACTTGAACAAAGCATTTCAGTGGTTTTCACGTTGCATCGCTAGGACGGGTGCTAAATCCGCCCCAACTGATGGCCTTACTACTTCTTCGTTTGCTTTTCTTTTTCACTTTCTTCATGGATAAAAGTACCGTAATGGATCGTGTTAGATTGATCCGAGTAGACTGGCACTTTAGAACGTTGGGCGTTTCTTTGAGGTAGAATGATAGAATCAGTCGGCCATTTTAAGTTTAGGTATTCCTGAGGTAAGCTAGCAGTTTCCAATCCAATCCAAGGTGCTTGGAGTAGATCCGGGATCTCTGTGGTTATGGGCATTATAGTATACTCCACGTTCCACCTACCTGAGTTGTGGCGATTACGCAACAAAAAGGGAAATCCACTACCAGGGGTTGATGTGTACTGGTTGGACGAACTAATGTCTTCTGTTGTAAACACCATAAACTGTTCATATAACGTCGACGACGAACCTTGCGCCACCGATTGACTAAAGAATCCAGAAAATGGTTTAGCAACTTTAGGTAGAATGTTAGAAAGATCATTCAAGTTCGAGTAAACACTGGCTCCTTGTACTACTAAATCTCTAAAAGCTGTTGATGCTACCGTGTTCCATGTTGTTCCTAGTTGTGGGGTCGTGGCGATGTTAAGAATAAAATTCCTAATCTGGGGATTCACTAGAAAACCAGCAGCGCCATTTAAGTTGTTTGGTAACAAAAGTGCAGGAGTTGCACCTTCGCCAACGAAACTAGCTACTTGCGCCGGTATTCCAGAAGAGATGTTAATTATTCCAGATTGGGTTGTTTGTCTATTTACAGCCAAATTCGGTGCTGTTGCGATTTGGGGTGTTCTGAATGTCACTGAGTACTCAACGTACAGTTCTCCGAGTGTTACGGCGGTCGCTCCAGTGCCGACAGTGCCTAAGTAAAGATCGCCCATATCATAAGTTTTGATATCAGTATTAGCTGGTACCTGACCAGTACGGACGTATCTCTCTTTAACCATCTTGACACGATTATGTTGCATCGCAGATATCCTGAATGGTTGCCAGGGGGCAGCTCTGACAGCTCCTTGGTAAGACATCTGAGTTTGTTTGCTACTAGGGGGGGTATCGGCGGCATCGAAATCAATTGCCATCATAACGGTACCAGGCTGCGTAGTAGGAACCATGGGTTCATAGACATAATCCAGGCGGTTAAAAGTGTAAGACTCAAACCGCCCAGCAATCTGCGAGAGCCATGGGAACGATGCAGATATGCCAGGGTTGATAGCAACACCGTCAAGAGTATAAGTAGAAGTGCTACGGACAATGTCTTGTAAATACTCACGATGAGTGACAACGACATTTTGCCCGCGGTTCCGAATACTCGGCTTAGTTGTTTTCCTAGTGACCTGCTTAGCGATCGGAGCAGCTGTTGCATTGTTTGGG